AACCGGGCAACGGCTCAGACCGCCAAGGAGACGGCGCAAGAGGAAGGCATCGAGCCGCGCAAACTGTGGTTCAAGAGCCTCATGGACTCCATTCTTCGCCGCTGCTACGGCATGGGCGATCTACAGTTCGCCTGGCAGGACGAAGAGATTACAGACCCGCTGGTCAAAGCGCAGGTCTATCAGATCGCACTCGGGGGCGGCGGCTCCAAGCCGTGGATGACGCCTGACGAAGTGCGCGATAAAGGCTACGGGATGGACCCGCTGTCGGATGAGCAGAAAGACGAGCTCTCCCCGCCGCCTCCACCTGTGGCGCCGACGTTGCCGGGAGCAAAACAGCCCGGCGGCAAACCGGGGGCGGTTGACGAGTCGGCCTCCCAGCCACCCCCGGCAAAGAAACCCGGCAAGCAGCCTCCCGCGGCCAAAGCTGGCGCGGTTCAAAAAAAAAAGCGTTCGGATACCCTGACGCCCATCGACCGTGAGCGGCCAGCCATAGTTAAGGCCCGCAAGGCGCTCACCGGCATCATGCGGAAGACGTTCGCCGCACAGAAGAAAGCGGCCGTCAAGATTTCCGCTGATGTGCTGGGCAAGGTCTCGAAGGCCACCAACAGCGACCCGTTCAAGAACATCATCAATCTGGCGGCGCTGTCGAAACTGCAAGGCGACATAGACGACGTTCTTGAAGCTATGGCGCTCGACGGCGCCAGCGAAGGCCTGGACCAAGTCGCTCACCTTATGAGCGCCCCAACCGGCGAAGAGTTCAGCACCATGCTGGACGCCATGCTTAACCAGGCCAACGAGAAGGCCATCGCGTGGGCAAAGGATCACTCTGCAGATCTGGTGACACAGATCCTCGAAACCACTCGCAACGGGCTGAATGAACTGGTCGAAACGGCGCTCAAGACAGGCGTCACCAGCGATGAACTGGCAGAGGCGATCCAGGACTATACCGGCTTCAGTGACTACCGGGTGGACATGATTGCTCGAACCGAGGTCAACATCGCAGACCGCGTGGGCAACATCCAAGGGTGGACGGAAAGCGGCGTCGTGAAGGGTAGACGGTGGATTGCGGACGCGAACTGCTGCCCCGAGTGCGATGCCCTCAACGGTACTGTAGTGGGGCTCGATGAGTGCTTCGATGGTGAGGACTTCCCCGGAGAGGGAATACACCCGAACGATCGATGCACCGAAACCGCCGAGGTCATGACCCAAGAGGAGATCGACGCCGCCACGGAAGGCGACCAATAACCGGGCTACACCAGCCCAAGCGGAGGAACCATGGCGGTTGCAACGACCAACATGCTCGGCCCGGCGGCGGGCTGCATCCACATCAACGGTACCGATTACAAGCCGACGAACGGCGTCTACGTCATTCCGACCGCGATTGTCGGCCTGGCAGAGCAAAGCGGGCTGGAAATCGTCAACGCCAAGAGCGCGGCTGGCGCTCCCACTGTTGCCAACATCCCCGCTGGGGTGTCCGAAGTCTGGAAGAACACCAGCGACGGCACGGTGAAGCTGTACTACAACGACGGCGGGACGCTGAAGAGCGTGGCGCTGGTGTAGGATTTCGACGTTCGCGCCACGAGCGCCCGGTTTCTGAGTCAATTCGGCTCATATAATCACCACACGCGAGTCTCCTGAATGCTGATTTTTCTTACCCCGCTGAATCTGGCGGGGTTTTCTTTGCCCTTTTCCGCTCTATACTGTGTCTGTTTAACCACAAGTTGTGACAAAAAGAGGACACATGGCGAAGGCTCGGATGTTCGGCCAGATCACCAAAGTTGAGGACATGGGCGACGGAACCCGTATGGTTTCCGGCATCGCCAGCACTCCGACGAAAGACTCTGACGGGGAATCGTTCACTGGCGACTGTCTGCGCGGGGCCATCCCCGATTACATGGCGAAGCGGCGGGCTGTGCGCGAGATGCACGACGTTACGAAGGCCGCCGGGGTCACCACTGAGATGTACGTGGACGATGACGACGTCACGCACATCACCGCGCATGTCGTTGACCCGGTCACGGTCCTCAAGGTCGATACCGGCGTTCTGAAGATGTTCTCGATTCAGGGCAATGTCCCACCGGGCGGGCGTGACGCCAACGACCGGAAGATCATTCACAAGTTGAAGTTGCGGGAGGTTTCGCTCGTAGACATCGGGGCGAATCCTGACTGCGATGTGACAGAGGTTGTCAAGCTGGACGGCGACGAAGGAGACGACGTGGAAGTTGAAACGGAAGTGACTACCGCCGCGGCTGATGCCCCGGTTGAAGCGGCCACCGATACGGCGGTCAAGGTTGAAACGGCCCCCGGCGACACGGTGAAAAAGGGCCTATACGGCGTCTCCCAGTTTGCTGAGTTGCTGGCCTCTCTGGGCTATCAGGCTCAGGACGCGAGCTACGAGGCGCAGTACGAGGGCGACAATTCGCCGCTTCCGGCTCAGATGCGCGCCTGGCTGGCATCGGGTGCGGAAATCCTCAAGGCCATGACCGAAGAGGAGACGAACGAACTGCTGGCCTCGCTGGCGCCGCCCGATCCTGCCCCAGTTGTCGAAGTCGTTGCCCTGGCCGACTCAGCCAAGGGCGATGACCCGGTCGAAAAGAAGGGCGCGAAGTTCAGCGCGGCGACGAAGGGCAAGCTGGCCGAGGCCCATGACCACATCCAGAAAGCGGCTGACTGCATGAAGGCCAGCGGCTATGACGATTCCGCCAAGGCCGAGACGGCCGTCGAGGGTGAGGACACGGTCGCCAAGGTTGCCGGGTTGACTGACGAGGTCTCGAAGCTCAGCACCGAGCGGGACACCCTGAAGGATCAAGTCACCAAGCTCCAAGGCGAGGCCAAGCAACACGAGGCCGCGCTTGACGAGATCGTGAAGGGCATGAAGGCGAAGGGCTTTCTCAGGGTTGTCGAGAAAGGCAATGACGACAGTGTAAGCAAGTCAGACGCGGGTGTGGAGGCCGAACCCAGTGACCCGCTGGACGCAATCAGGAAGATTCACAAGTCCGGCGGCGTAACCATCCAACCCCGCGCCTAAAAGCGAGGGAAACCAGCCGAGGAGGCTACGAAACATGAGCATGCAAGAAACGCTGGACCTCGTAAAAAAGGCCCTCAGTTCGCCCGCAGACGACACCATTCAGAAGGCCATCACGGTAGCCACCGGGCTCACGGCGTATGACCTTCAGGCACCCGCCAAGAACCTTTACCCTGTGGCAACGCCGATCCGCAACGCCCTGCCCCGCATCGGCGGCGGTACCGGCCCGGCGACCAACTGGAAGGTTGTTTCCGCTCTCCTCGGTTCCGGCTTCAGCGGCATGGGATGGGTTCCCGAGGGTCAGCGCTCTGCCAACATGAGCTACACCACGTCGGCCAAGGCCGCAAGCTACGTGACACTGGGTGAGGAAGACTACGTCACCCGCGAAGCGATGAACGCCGGGAAGGGCTTTGAGGACGTGAAGGCCCGCATGGTGCTTCGTCTGCTTCAGGGCATGATGCTGAAGGAAGAGAACGCGCTGCTGTTCGGCAATGCGTCCGTCAACCTCGGAACCTGCCCGACTGCCACACTGAGCGCTTCCGGTTCCGGCGCCACTCTGCCCGCTTTGACCTATTCGGTCATCTGCGTTCCCCTGACCTACGAGGGCATTCAGCAGCAGTCCATCGCGGCTGGCCTTGTCCAGACCAAGACCATCACCGGCATGGACGGGTTGACCTTCACCCTGAACGGCGGCGTCGGTCAGGCATCCGCAAGCGCCACCCAGGCCATCACCCTCGGTCAGATTCTGACCGCATCGGTCGCCCCGGTTCGCGGTGCGGCTGGCTATGCATGGTTCGCGGGCGCGGTGGGCGCGGAGCGGTTGCAGACCATCACCAACGTGGCAACCGTGACCTTCTCGGCCCCGCTGAACGCCACCAACCAACTCGCCTCGGCTCTCACCGCTGCTGATTACAGCGCGAACCCCAACCTGGCCTTTGACGGTTTGGCGTCGGCCGCTTTGAACTCGACCTCGGGCGCGATCTGGCAGCCTCTCACCAACGGCGCTCTGCTCACCACTGGCGGGCGCGGCAACGTAAACGAGATCGACAACCTGCTCTTGGCCATGTTCAACGCCACTCAGGTCAGCCCCTCGGTGCTCTATGTCAACGCCCAGCAGGCGAAGGACATCGCATCCCGCGTGTTGAACGGCTCGTCTGCCCCGCTGCTCCGCTACACCAACGACGACCAGGGCTTCGCCATCGTCGCCAACGGCGTCATCAAGAGCTACTTCAACCCGTTCGCCCTCAACGGCGGGCGCGAAATCCCGATCAAGATTCACCCCAAGATGCCCGCAGGAACGATCTTGGGCTATGCCGAGGATTTGCCCGCGCAGTACCAGTCGAGCGAAGTTCCGAACGTCGCCGCAGTCAAAACCCGCGCCGATTACTACGAGCTCGATTGGCCGATGCGCACCAGGCGTGAGGAAGTGGGCGTCTATGCCGAGGAAGTTCTCGCCGTCTACGCTCCCTTCGCCATCGGCGTCATCAACAACATCACCGCCGGCTAATTCAGAGGCTCAACCGCGGGGCATGGTGGCCAAGGCTGCTGTGCCCCATTTCGCAGGGAGCAACAGCATGTTGATTTATCACGCGGACGCCACCGGATGCAGTTTTGACGGCGTGAATTACACGCCTGACGCAACCGGCGCTTTCGATGTTCCTCAAGAGGCGCTTGAAGCCTTGCAGTGCATGGGCTTCACCACACAGGCCCCCATTGCTGAGGCCGATGCGGTCCCTGTTGTGGCCCTCACCGGCAACCCGGCGAAGTGGACCAACGACGTTCTGGCGTCCGAGGCTACCAGGCTCGGGCTTGACGCCACTCTGGCACGTCCGGCGCTCATTAAGGCTGTTGCAGAGGCCCGCAAGGCTGAGGCCGATGCGGCATGTGTGGAAGCTGAAGCGGAGTAACGATGGACTATCCCAATCCAGGTGACTTGACCACGCTCGACAGCGTGAAGACGTATCTCGGCATCGTCGCCAACACGACGGACGCCACACTGTCGCCGATCATCACAGGCGTGAGCGCGTGGATCAAGTCCTACCTGAACCGGGACATCCTGAGCGCCGCTTACACCGAGACGCTGAACGGGACTGGCGGCCGGCAGATCATGACCGCCAACTACCCGGTTACGGCCATCACCCAGGTGCTGGTAGACAACATCGACGTGACCAGCTACGCCGTTTGCGATGGCCGGCGAACCATCAGCCTGACCAACATGAATAACAGCCCGACGGGCTTCTCTTTCGGCTGTCCTACCTTCCGGCGCGACATCATGAACGTCACGCTGAAGTACACCGCCGGGTTCACGACTATCCCGTTCGACCTTGAGCATGTCGCTTGCCGCATCGTCGCCTGGGGGTACAAGGAAAGAGATCACATCGGGGTGACCGGCAAAAGCATGGGCGGTGAGAGTGTAACCGGCTACTCGACGGCCTCGATTCCGAACTGGGCCAAAGACTCGCTCTCGAACTGGCGGAAGGTTGTCGGATGAGCGTCCCGTTCATTGTTGGCCAGATCGTCGGTTCAGAGCTTGTCGTCGCCAA